TTTTTTAAACCAATATGCTTGACCACTGACCTCTATACCTCTACCTCCTGCTATAACTTTATCTATTGTAACAAGTTTAGTATTATCCTCTACTTTTTTTAACGCCATTAGTAACCTCCTTTTTTTGTTTTTTTTTGTACCAATAAGCTTTTCTTGTTTTTCTTGCTCTTTCTATACGTTCTTTTTTCTTCTCAGCAGAATCTTCCTGTGTATTGTTATGATAAAACATTTTTTTTCCTCCTTAATGTTTTGTTTCTTTCTATTCCTGCTTTACGTTTCTTTTTTTTCATACCTTCAGCGTTTTCTTCATGTTGTTGTTTGAAAAAGCCTGGTCCTCTTTTTAGTTTTTCTTTTTTTACTGCCACAGTTTTATTACTCCATGTTCTAATAATTTATTAAATATTAATTCTGATTCTTCTGGTTGCACATTCTCAAGTGTATCGGTAAACATACTAACAAGTCTTTCTCTTAGTTGTAAAGAATCTGATACCATGTAAAACTCAGGAACTTGTGCTAAGTTCTCAAAAAATTCTTCTACAGAATCTGCTTCTACATACACTTGATGATATTTTCCATAAATATATTTCATTACACCTCCTCTTGATAATCTAATGGTTCTGCAAAATCACCATTGTCAAAGTCTTCTTGAGCCATAATACTTGCATCTTTAGGACTATAACCTTGTTCTAAATATTGCTCATATCTGGCTTCTAACCATTCATCATTATAAATACAACTCATATCTAACCTCCATGTAAATATTATATACATTAGTCAACTACTTGTCAAATGTAAATTAATTGTGTAAATTAATTATATGAAGATACAAATATTAGATATAGAAAAAGATAGAATATTTAAAAATCTTACATACCGAGAAATCGGTGAAAGGCTTGGAGTAACAAAACAATACTTATCTTTTGTTTGCAATAGAAAAAAGAACAATCCAGAAATAGTAAATCAAAAACTATTGTTAGAATTTAACAAAGAAAAAGATAACTATGAATTGTTCCAACAAATAAGAATCAAAAGAAGATTATTAAAGAAAACACAAGCTGATGTAGCTGCTAATGTAGGAACATTTGCATCTGTCGTAACTCGTATAGAAACAGGTGAATTAAAACACTCTATGTTTATACAACGTATTGCTAATTATTTAGAAGTGTAAGATTTATTATTTACAAGAACTTCATAACCTTTCTTTTTATTAGGTATGAAGATATGTTGATTTACAGAAAAGAATCCATTTGATTTTTCATGTATTATACTTAGCCCACGTTGTGTGTTATCAAAAGGTGAATACAAACCACCAGGCA